AGATCCATATGCAACTAAAATATATAATCCACCGCCTGGCATATCTCTTCTTGTTACTACGAAACTAGAAGAGATGTGTTTTAGATAGGGATAGGGGGGCATAGGCGGAGCCATAGCCCCTAAGACCCCATTCTATAGAGGATATAGGGGCTAAGTAAACGGGGTCTTAGGGGCGGAGCCCCTATGGACCCTGCCTATTCACCCACCATGTATCAGATAAATAGGGCCCAACTGCCATATTTCCATTATTATTAGCAATCTTACTCGATGGCCCCATGTTAAACAGAGTCTGTATCTCACCGTAAGTTAAAGCATATCCAAAATAATATACTCTGCTAATCATACCCTTGATTGACCCATTAAATGTAATAGATGTCATTGGGCTAATCGAATCACTGAACATTGGATCCTTTAGAAGAGACTGAGTAGTCGCCGCCGTTAATTGTAGCTTGCGATTATTAAAGGCATATACATTTCCGTAGTTTTGATAAGGCGGTGTATTATTGCTGAGTGCAATCTTGGTCTTCAGGTTACCATTGATATATGCATATAGCGTATTTCCCTTGCACGTCACGGTTAAGTGGAACCACTTATCAACTGGAATATTCTCAATATCCGCATAATTATCCCAGGTATCATAGCAATTCATAAACACACGCAACTTGTTCATGTGACCCCAACAGAAGATTCCAGGCCCCAGAAGTGGATATGTTCTTCCATATCCCTTGTGTAAGATGTGATATAAGGAGGATGTATCCGTATTATTAAATGTATCACTGTTTATATTAATAAAGAGCGAATAGCTAAATTCTATGCCGGATCTTTGATTGTCTGAAAAATAGATTGTCTTAGAACCTGCAAGATTCGGGTTTTGTGTTACAGTAAACATCGTAGGGCCGGAAACGTAGGTATCAGAAAACAGTTCAACGCGATCCTTATACATTCGGGTAAATGAAGTATAGATGTATTCGCCTGAAGCCATTACCAGGTATATTATTATAACAAGAACTATTCCAAAAAACACTTGTGAGAAAGCATCTGCACCAGTTAGTATACTTCCTGTTACTGCATCTGCCATACTATCTAACTATGATTTGTAAAAGAGAAAGAGCTTATACTATTAAAAAATAGTAATTCAATTACTATTTTTTACTATCAAATATGTGCTTATTTCTAGGTAATTTATGAACTACCACTTGTAGAAAATATGTTTGTTCCATTTTTTGTTATAGTTACGTCATACTGACTTGGATCTAGGCTGCTCAATGACCAACCAGAAAAGGGGCCCGCTTGATAATTAGCATAGATCCTATCCGGGGTATATGCCACATTTGCAGCACGTGTCTTTCCAATTAATCCACCAAAGCCGTCGGGACTTCCAAGAGTTAATGTAGGAACTTCACCATCTGCCTTGAATGGTCCAGGGAGTACTGAACTTCTGGATAGCTTGCCATCAATATATACATCAACCGTCTTGCCAATCATTACAACCGTAATATTAACCCATCTCTGTAAATCCACTGATTCAATATCGCACATTGGCATACCATCCGTATCAGAATATGCAGGAGTTCCTGCAACAATGCTTGGAAGATCTGTAACATTGATGAGTGTTGAGCTAGAAGATGTATCATAGCTCGCTCTAATGCCAAGCTTATTTATACGCTGCCCTAGATACATGATTAGGGTATAATATGAGCCACCTCCTCCAGATAATGTGAGGAAGGGCTTATTCTTCCCCACCGACCCACTTGCTCCCCAGTTTGTCACATAAATCCATGTGCTCACAGAGTATTCTCCACCAGGGTATATTTGAGGAACCTGTGTTTTACTATATACCATGCCGGTAGTGGTCGATGATCTTGAAGGAAGGCCGTCAGATGGAGAAGAATATATAATAATATCCTGTGCACCATTTGTTCCATTTAGCCATGCATATAGCATAACTAATAAATAAACAAGTATTAATATGACTACAATATATAATACCACCATCATGAGTTCCATTAGTCTATTCTATTGTTAATAAATAGTTTATGCGTAAGGACTAGACCATTGTTCCATTGGCCCAGCCCTTTTTGGAGTAGTGCAATTTCCACCCGGGCACCAGAAGTTATTAGGTAGCGAAGGTATGAAGGATGTATATAATGAATTTAGTTCGATTGGCATATATGGTTTTCCAGAAGTATCAACCGTGCTACTTAATAAATCACGAACTTCCGTTGTATTTAATGCCGTTGGAGAAAGGCTTATTAGAGCAATCTTACCCATTAATCGCGAATCGCCCACTAAAAGAGGTGCAGTCGGATCATAATCGGGCATTGCCGTACATGTATGCGAATTAGTTAGTTTTCCATTTAAATAAATATTGAATTTACGACCCTTCTTTACAATAATCACTGAACTCCATCGTTGCATTGGAAATTCAGGAATATCAATATATTCAGGTTTAGTGCTACCCTTTATGAAAATTTCAAAACGAGCAGGTGCCAGGGTAATTCCGCGACCTGCATCTGGTGCAATTAGAAGTTTTAAATTCTGTTTACCGGCGATTTGAACCACTTTTGCATATTCATTCCCTGTTATTACTGCATTTGCATTATTTACATTCAAGTATCCAGTTCGATCAGTTACTTGTGGATGTATATAAAAAATAAGCGAGGACCCTTCATTAGAAGACCACATCTTATTTAATAATTCACTTGTAACCACTTGTGTAGGTGCATTTAATGAAAGTTCATTCGGACCGACTTGTTGAAACTGGTTCGGAATAAGTATATACGAAAATGAAAGATATGTTAAATATGAAAATGATATAATTGCAACAAGAACTAATATAATCTGCATAACTCCAGAAACACTATTAAAATAAAACACGATGGAGACTATAGATGCTAGTAATACTAGAAATACAAGAGCAATTTTAATTTTATCCATCGTGCTTGTAGAATTCACTGTATTTGTTGCACTTGTGCTTAACGCATTTGTTGCACTTCTGCTCATAGAATTAATTGAATTGGCTGGATCCATCTATTAAGTTTATAAGATAATTGTTTTTTATTCACTTGAAACTTTTATTACTTGATAAGTCACTCATACGCCCTCTCATTTCAGATGAAGGCACAACATAGCCAAATGCTCTTACATTTAAGACCTTGATCCCCCTTGATAAAAGAATAGGAGGAGACCCGAATTTAATATTAGATGTTGCAAAAATCTTATCACCGCTTGACGGGGGCTTTGGAATAGAAGTGATTCTTCGTGTATTCATAAGCAGACCGTTCATATATGCTTCCATTATATATTGAGACATTGTTATACCAATTCTGAAAGAAGTATGTATAGGAACATTATCTATACTGATACTTTGTTGAAAGCCAGTTGAATCAAAGGAAGTAATGTATACCGTATTTTTAGTGTTATCAAGACATACTTGTAACGTTGGATTCGCCATGGTTTGCCCCATAAAAAAGAAGACACGCATAGTCTCTCCAGGTGGGAGGCTCTGTGGATATTCATCATGTATAAAGACATCGAGAGTTAAACTATAGGCGGTTTGAGCCTCCAAAACAGACACGGAAAGAGGCGCAATACGTCCAGGTTGTGGGGGCGGAACCGCCCCAATCGTTATATCTCCAATACTGGCAGCATCTTTCCAATACACTTGTGATAAATCTGTGCCGGGTATTGGAATATAACCAGGAGCACCAGGACTCCGTTGAAAAATAGGTGTCACCCATTGATCAACACCGAGTAGAATAATTCCAATTAATAATAAGCCGGCAACAATATACATTAAAATGCGGACAAATCCAGTGCCCTGGACAGGAACACCGATTGCATTCTTTGCTTCTGGCACAACTATGGATGAACCTGGAACTCGTATCTGCTTTCCAAGAGTTGATACATTTTTCAACACTTGTGAAATTTTATCTGAACGACTCTGTTCCATATCTAAATTACTCTCTCTTTTTCCTGGTGACTGTTTTCTTCTTTTTATCTAAGGTATTTGTCCTTGGATTGTATCCAATGCGCTTGTAATAAGGCAGAGAATCCTTTGCCTTGCAATCTACCAACTTCTCTCTCAGATAGCAGACAAAGGAGACACGACTAAAGAGTTTCTCAATCCCCTGAGTCCCTGTTTCTTTGTCATTTCGATAGACGTCTTTCAGACCTGAATTTGTTTTTTTGTCTTCAGCGGATTCAGTGAGTTCCGTATTACAGTGCCACTCATGCACATCCATGGCTACGAAATCTCCCGTTCTCAGATTAATACCCACCTTGTAACGTGGAAAAATAGTGAAGCCGCCACCATATTTTCCTCGTTCAATGACAGACAAGTTGCCAAAGCCGGCCTTCAGATCCCCTGCATCCATGTGGAGACCAGTGCGAAAATTGCGATTAATGGTTACTGAAGAAAAGGCAGTATCCTTGATTTGGAAGGCTGAATTCCCTGCAGCTCTCTTATGCTGAACCTTGTAGCGATCTGGCACAAGTTTCTTAAAGAGCTCATCAATGGCCTCAATATAGGGTATACCTGCCTTGTATTCATTGAAATAGCGCTGGGTATAGGAGGTTAGACGACATGGGAGTCCCATAAAAGGAGTCTTCTCAAAGTATCCGAGGACCGAGGAGAATACATTATTGTTAACGCGCATCTTAGAGAGTTTACCATTTTCCATATATTGCGCAGACCATCCCTTGATCGATTTCTTGTTTAATTTACGCCGTGTCCAGTATTTTGATTTCACGTCAATTGGCCCGGCTGCCGCTCCACGATTTCTGGATGCACCGGCTGCATTGTAGAAACTCTTCCAACCAAGTTTCACTATGTCATGTGGAATCACGTTTTTTCTGAGTTTGAAGAGGAGTCGCTTACCCCCAGGTGCATCCGGGTCCTTTCCATACACGTCTATATCTTCATCATAAATGGTATCTGCGTCCTTTTCACTAAAGTAAGTGCCTTCTCTTGCCTTGATTTCATCATTGGTTAGCTTCGGTTCTAGGACCACTTCTTTTACCTTTGCCTTTGGTTCCCTTGCGGGTTCCTTTGGTAATTGGAGACCATCAAATAATTCCTCATCTGAGATTCCCATCTACACTATAGGTTTATTTTAAGACTATAGAATAGAAAGAATGCCTGAACCACCTGAGCTTGGAAGAAAACAGCGGGCAGTAGCTCGTTTAACTAGAAATGAAAGAAATAAAATTAATGAATATGGACTCAAGGTTCCTTCAAGGAATTCTGAGAATTATCAGCCAAACCTGAATTCTCATGCAGTTTTATGGAATGCTGGAACATTACCTGGGACAAGGCCATTTAATTATAGAAATAAGGCAAATCTAAATAAGAAATCTGCATGGAATGAATATCTAGAGCAGCGTGCCAAGGCTGAAGCTAATGCTAGCGGCTCTAATACAAGAAGAAATAAGAATAAGAAAGGTAATAATGGTAAGAAAAACAATACAAGAAATAAGAGAACTGGTAATTACAATGCTAATGATCTACGAGTAAAACTAGGATTTTAAAGAATCTCCATTTATGAATCCTTATTTCTTAGGCCAGCTGAACCAAACAACCCCTCCAATTACTGCACTCACAGCAACTCCCGCCGCAATTCCCTTCAACATCGCCTGATTATCAGCCTCCATGAAATCGTCTGCCTTGATGACAGGTGACTTACCACGAGCACCCAGACGCGTATAATACTGAATTACCTCCGTCTCCGTGAATTTCCGTTTCCCCAGCATTACATTAACCTCATTGTGTAAATCAACCGTCCAGCGAAACAAGTCAACCCTTGAATCAATAGATGCAGTAATAGGCAACTTGGCTAAATGCGAGGTATAATGTGCTCGGCAAATTGGGCACGGAATTATATGCTGTAATGACTCAAAAAACTCCTTCATAGCCTTCTTATCAGAGTAAGTAGGCTCCTGAGGATATCCCAGCGCCGCTATGTGGATTGTATGCCAGAAAAAAGGCCCCCAAACTTCTGGAGGAACACGCATTACTCTATCTAGTATATACAAAGACACTATACCAGTCACCTAAGACGCATTACTCACTATATATTCAGGGTGCATTAAGCACAATGTTATCATTCTATCAAAAAAATGAGAGCATGTGTTCAAATTGCGGAGGAACCGGGCACGGATATCGCGTATGCATTGAACCCGTTTCAAGCTACGGAGTTCTAGTATTTAGATGGATAAGCCGTAGTGCGGCATGGCCACAAGTGAGCGAATTCTGCAAGGATGTAACAAACCCAACTGGAATTACAAGCCTAGTTCCCCAGGTGCTCATGATTCAGAGAAAGGATTCCCTCGGCTTTATGGATATTATGAGAGGAAAATACAAGGTAAATGAGCCTGAATATATCAAGAAACAACTCAAGGGTATGACTGAGAGCGAGCGTCAAAAACTCAAGTCAATGGATTTTGAGGAAATCTGGCATGAACTTTGGGGATCAGATACTGAATCTATACAGCGATATGTGCATGATCGCGTAAATTCTAGAGTTAAGCTGGCTGAACTGCGAGCTGGAGTTCAGTTACCAACTGGTGAACAGTATTCACTAGATGATCTACTCCGGCAAGAGCCTGCACTATATACTACACCAGAATGGGGATTTCCTAAGGGGCGTCGTGATCCATATGAATCAGATATTCATTGCGCATATCGAGAGCTGGAAGAGGAGACAAGTATAACTGAACAGGAATTGTTAAAGGTGACAAATATTCAGCCATTTATTGAACAATTCTATGGATCCAATAATATTCATTATAGGCACACCTATTACATTGCTCAATATGTGGGTGAGAGAGATATATGTTATAACAAGTTAAATTCTGAGATGACACGTGAGATTGGCAATCTAGCATGGAAGCCTCTGGATGAAGCAATTCTCTTACTTCGACCTGAAAATCTGGAAAAGCGCAGTATGTTATTACAGCTTGCACATTTATTACGCAATTATTCACCAGTACTTCGTTGCGAGTTAGTGGCAAAGACCTTAGGTCAAGGTCTAGACCAAGGTCTAGCGCCCGCAAGTATAAATGAAAATACCACTGAAGAACAGTATGTCTTCACCGGCCAATCAAACGGTCCAGTTCCAGGAAAGATGGAAAAATCAAGAAGACTCTTCGGAGCGAGACAAGTTACTCGCAGAATTTCAGACATTTACCGCTCCAATCCGAGCAGCAACGATGAGAGGACTAGATCCAATGTCATCCAGGGAACAGGAGGGAACTCTATATCCAGACATTAATGACGAAGCCTTCTTAAAGAAGCTTCTCGGCAAACGCGAATTCAGAGAAACCAGGCAACCAAAGATTACTGATAAGACTCTTGAGAACAATGTCTGCGACGTCGATGAATTCGAATATACCTCTTCTCAGAAATTCGTATCACAATTCATTTCCCCCAATACTCCCTATAATGGCATCTTGCTCTATCACGGCGTGGGTGTGGGTAAGACTTGCTCAGCAATACTTGCCGCCGAAGCTTTCTTGCAACTGAGTCCCAAGAATAAGGTCTATATCTTAGCACCACCTGCAATCCAAGCTGGATTCTACAGAACTATTTTCGATAGTTCTCGCATTGTCTTTGGTAAGGATGATCAACAGAATCAGCATGAGGGTTGCACGGGTAATCGCTATCTTGAACTCACTCAGACACTCTATGAACGCGAAAAGAAGGATATTGAATTACGTGTTAGTCGTCTAATAAACAAGCGCTATGCCATTATGGGTTACGTCGCATTTCGTAATATGGTGCGTGATATTAAGGCTCAGATTGCTTCCACACTACCTGCAAGGCGGAAGGAAGAACAGAATACTGTGCTTCTACAACGTGCTCTCAGTGGTTGTTTCTTCATTGTTGACGAGGCCCATAATCTGAGAGATGCGGCCGAGGGTGCCGATGATGACGATGATGATCTTGGCGATCGCAGTGATGCGTCTGCTGGCAAGAAACTTACGCCAATGTTGCGCGAAGTCTTGCAGAAGTGTGAGGGCAATAAGCTCATGTTAATGACGGCAACACCAATGTATAATAGTTACAGGGAAATTGTTTCGTTGCTAAATCTCTTGCTCTATGTGGATAAGACTCCTAGACGTGAGCCTGGTGATAGCGACTCAGATATTCGCCTCTTGACTGATTCAGACATTGTGTTTGAAAAGAAAACGGTGGGCGGCAAGGAAATCGAAGTTCTATCTGCTTCTTCTGAGCGAAAGCTCATTGCAATTGCAAATTCCCACGTGAGTTTCATGCGCGGTGAAAATCCCAAGGCATTTCCTGCGAGACTTGATCCTGCGGACGAGGTCCGTCTGCAGAGCTGGCCAGCCTTCAGTCCAAATGGAACAACAGAACTCAAGTCTGATGAAAAGTCCAATGCTCTCCAGCTACCTCTGGTAAATTGTGAACTTCATGGAGAGCCTCTGGCAGTTATTCAGTCTATGACTGAGAAACTAATTGCGGCCAAGGGTGTCGGTATTCGCACAATTGACACCTTGCTTCAGGCTGGTAATTGTATCTTTCCAGGAGATGGTATGGAAGGGCGCGTAGGTTCTGAAGGGTTCCAGACATGGTTTGCCACAAGGGCAGTTGGTGGAACCTTTGAAGGAACACGTCTTTCCATCTTACCCCAATATGTGCCAGCGGATGCGGATGAATCGTATGGGTGGATGATTGCATCTGAGGACGGGCTAGGCCAAGTATCTCCAAAATTCAATCGTGTCATCAATACTATTCGCACGGCTTCTGGAATTTCCTTCGTCTATAGTCGCTTTGTGGAAAATGGTGCGGTGATTTTTTGTCTTCTTCTGGAAGCAAATGGCTATATGCCCTGGGGTCGCTCTGCACCTCTATTCTCTAAGGGTCCCATCCAAGGCCCTGCAGGAAAACAGTGCTGTAAGTGTCATAGGAAACAAGGTGAGCATCCTGCATATGTGCCTGCTGCCCCTGAGTCTCGTGATAATCACAAGTTCAGTCAGGCATACTATACCTTGCTCACTGCGAGCGACGTGAATACAGTTGAGAAACAATCGCTGCCTCTATCACCAAATAATGTGGCGGTAATTAACGCCGCGCGTAGTCAAGAGAACAAGGATGGTCATAAGATAAAGGTTGTAGTAGGATCCCAGGTGGCGGGTGAAGGCTTAGATTTACGTTACATCCGTGAGGTCCACATCTTAGAAGGCTGGTTTCACTTGTCCAAGGAAGAGCAGATTGTGGGTCGTGGAATTCGTTACTGCTCTCATAATGCTCTGCCTAAGGCTAAGCGCAATTGCACCATTAGTTTGTATGTGAACACCTTTCCTGCAGAAGTTAATAAGGAGACGATTGACTTGTATTCTTACAGAACTGCCATGAACAAGGCAGTTCGCGTAGGCAATGTTAGCCGTGCTCTGAAGAGGGGTGCAGCCGATTGTAATCTGAATCGTGATGCTATCTTAGTGTCAGGTCTTTCTAAGAAACCAGCGCTCGATGAGGATGGTAACCCAAATATGCTGGATAGTCAAGGTAATGCTCGCCCTGTAGATCTGAATGACAAGGATTTCACGCCGACGTGCGACTGGATTGCGTGTAATTATGTCTGTGAACCGTCCTTGGATTTATCTGATAAGCGGGAAATGCCAGATGATAATGGGACCTATGATATGTTCGCCGCGCGATTTGCAGAACAAATGCTAATCCAGAATCTGAAAGCCGCATTCAAGAGACAGCCATGGTATCACTGGGATAAGCTGGTTGCTATATTCAAGGATGTTCCACGTGCTACTCTGACAAGCTTGCTTCTCAAGATCATAAATAATCAGTCGCTGGTGTTCGAGAATGGTAATCTGCAGGGGCATATTATTTTCCGTAATAATCTGTTTCTCTTTCAGCCGAACAAGATTCAAGATGGGGCAATTCCTATATCGTTTCGTCATGGAGCATATCCAGTGAGACGTGATTACTATGAGCCTAAGATGATGGCGGTTAAAGGGCCAAAGGCCACGGTTTTAGCATCTGCTACAGCAGCTAGAAAGCCTACAATTGCAACAGTAGAACCTGAAGGTCAAGCTGCACCCGAAGGTCAAGCTGCACCTGAAGCCCAAGAAGCCCAGAGCCCACAAGATACACAAAAGGCGTTCACCTTCTGGACAAGAGCCATTGAATGGCTAAATACCTGGTGTAAGGATGATGCTAAGAAAGGTTCTATACAAGAAGATATTCCCCGCGAATTAAGTGAAGCCATTATGGCCTACCTAGAAGGAGATGTCAAGGAAAAGGATAACGTGGAAAAGCGTCTGAAACAGCTTCAATGGTGGGCAAAGTCAATTGTTGAAGAAGCTGCAGCCCCAGGTGGCATTAAGGATCTACGTCGCGTTTCCAAGGAGTTCATCTGGGATTCCTTTTTCAAGGGACCTGAACAAGTTGCCATGATTGAAGCGAATTTGGCCGCAGTGGAT